GATCCGCGCCAACATCCGCCACCGAGCCACGGCCCGGACGAGTCGCTTTCCCGTCAGCAGGTTCGTGAGCTGAACCTGCTTCTTGGGGTCGTCGAGCCAATCGCCAAAGTCCTTTGTGCGGATCAGTTCCTCGGGGACCAGGAGAAAGGTCTCCTGGAACTCCCCGGTATCTATTTTATCGTGCTCTCTCGGTTCTATCAACGCATATAACGTGTTTCTGGAAATTCTCATAGTTTACCCTCCTTTTCGCTTCCCCGCCCCGCACCGGGCTCGAACTCCCTCCGCCAGATCGCCTCGATCCCGGGGAGAGGCCTCAGAGAATCTTTCATGAATACCGGGATCCCGTGCCGCTTGGCCTCGGTAACGATCCGCTCGATCCAGGCCAGCTCCGGGACGACACGGCCCTTTCGGCCCCCGGTCTCGGCCCCGATGATGACCCACGAGATGTGGGTCAGGCTGAAGAGTGAGCCCAGATCACCGAGCAGGGGTTCGACGCTTACGAACATGCGTCCGGTGGCCTTCTTTTCGAGGTAGGTGGTCAGACTGAGCAGCCGGCCGATATCATCGGCGGATGTTATGCTCACGCCGCACCAGAGGTTCTCCGGAGGGGTCCAGCCCGCCCACCGTTCGGGATTTTTCGTCAGCATAAAATATCGGTGTTGGGGGGTCTCCCTAATGACCTGGAAGACCGCCTGGACCCATTCCGGCCGAACCCCTCGGCTGAATATATCGCCCATCGATACGGCGAATATCCGCCGCCCTTCCTCGCCCTCGGGTTCATGGAGACGGTCCGGATGGAAGGTCGGTCTGAAGGGGTCGTCCTCAGGATAGCCGTACCGCCCCCGGAGCCGGTAAGCAAACCTCCGGGCGTAACAGAAGGGGCACCCGTTCTCACAGCCGGTGAGCGGGTTCCAGGTGCACCCCTTCACCCATTCGATCTTGGTCGGATTCATAGATCTCCTCTCAGTCGGTGGCCCACCGTTCCTGTATGGTAGGCTCCGTTGGGCCATCCCACTCTACAGGGACACCGTTGATCCTGACTTTGATCTGAGGATGGGGGGTAACCGTCAGGTCGATCACGACCCGCTCCGCCTCCATTTTGGCCAGGAGCACAGCGAGCCGGCCCCGCCAATAGGAGACGTTCTTTTCGCCTTCCTTGCGGGACCAGTAGCCGATACGCTCCTCGCATCGCTCGGCCTCTTTGCGGCTCGATCCGTCCCCTAAGGCCTGAACCTCGGCCCGTAGGGCCTCTCCGAGGAAGGACTCAATCCGGATATCCAGCCACTCGACCCGCCCGCGGCCTCTTGGGCAGCGGATCGTCCCGTCCGCATCCCGGACTGTGATCGATATTGGTTGTTTTGTCATCTTTTTCACCTGGAGATATTATCACCATCCGACTCACCTCGCTTTTCCGGGTAGCTCCCCCAGAGAGGACAAGAGCGAGTAGACCTCGTCGATCGTTCCGGCCGAGAGCTGATCCCAATTTAGGGTTTTGATCGCCGCCCGTCGCTTCGCAGCGGTCACCCGTTCCTTCAGTTCGGGGGTTACCTGCATAAGGTTGGGCTTACCCCATACCCCGCCTACGATCCCCCTCCCCTCGGCCGTAAACCTTCGACCGCACCCCAACACGATCTGACCGGTAGGGGTCCTCTTCCTAACCTGGTCGATCAGCACCTCAGCGTTAGGGCTCAATTGGAAGGCGACTTCGTCGCCCGGCTTCAGGCCGTCTAACCACTCGGTCCGGTCCATCGGGTCCATTTAGATCACCTCCGTATCGCTCTCCGAGGGGGAGGAGGCCTCCCCGTCTACGTACTTGACCACGCGCCTGTCAGAATACGCCCGCGTCGGGAACGTTGACGGGTAAACTCTCCTGATCGCTGCATGGTGGCGATCGGCGCATTTCTGCGCCGCGGCCGCCGATCGGTGCTTATGACCGCAGCTCCCGCATACGGAGCCGACGGCCGAGTACCAGATCCGGGGCATTTAGACCGCCGCCCGCCCCTGGTTATGCTCCAGTACCTCTTCGCAAGGGCAGCATTCCCCGGGGTAATCTTCGGTCCCGGCCGCATCACACCCATCACAAGGGTAAGGTTCGGGGAGCTGGACGTCCACAGCGTAGACGCCCGGCCTCACCTCCCGTACCCTCGTCGGTCGGTCGGTTGACTTGTTCACGTGCCAGGCTGCATTGTCGGCGTCGTAACGACCGGGGCTCTTTGTCAGGAGGAGGTTCACACAGACTGGATCCTCCTTCACGCACAATTCCGTCCAGGGGCCGTCATCCTGACCGCCCCCATAACCACTTACCTTAACACCCTTCATCGGATTGAACATCAGCCGAGCCTCCGGAGCGGGTCCAGCCAGGCCACGAACCCGTGGAAGTTGTCCTTTTCCTCAAGCCCCTTGACGAACTTGTCGAGAGCCTTCTCAGTCTTGAATATCCGCTCCTTGGTGACAAGCTGGTCCTTCCGGTTCCATTCCTGCCACCGAACTCCAAACTCGGTTTCGCTCAGATTCATGTTGGTTCACCTCGCAGATCGGCTTTCGCCAACCCTAACTAGGAGCTATTAGTTGATATGGTTTTTGGTTGGTAGAGCGGTCCGAAAAAAAGAGATGGGGGGAAGGTTAGGCCGTTACCGCCCCCCCAGCCAGATCCTCGACTCGGATCCTTGCGGCCAGCATCTCCAGCTCGACCGCTCGGTCCGGGTCGGTCGTGTCGCGGCCCACCGCGGAGATCGCCTGCTTGAAGGCGTACTCCGTCCCGCGATGCTGCGGGAGGATCGTCGGGTCTGAGGCCAGGACCGAGAGGATCGAGTCGGCCTCCTCTTTGGTAATCTGGCGGCGCACCGTCATGTCCTCGACGAGCCGAGGGGGCTCCAGGATCCGAACGCCCATCGACTCGTTCAGGCTTGCGACGTAGTCGGCGAACTTCTCACGATCCGAGAAGACCGTCCGAATTATGTCGCCGACGGCCCGGTAGGTGACCTCGCCCTCGAGGCCGATCGTCTCGGCTGAGATGAGGCCGGGGTCGAGCCGGCCGCCGAGGTGGACCTCCCGGAGAGCCGTGTCCAGGACCAGACCGTTCTTGCACACCTGCCGGTAGAGGAACGGCCTCACCAGCAGAGCTCCGTGACCTACCTCGGAGTTGCGCAGGATGACTCCGGGTAACGCAGAAGACCCGTCGGCCATCGGGAGGTGCGCATCGGGGGATCGGTCCAGAAGCCTCATCCAGAGACGAGATTCCGTCACGTCGACCCTCATTACCTCGGCCGACGAGCCTTGGAGCGCCTGGACGGCCGCCACCAGGACGTCGAAGTTGTCCAGGGCCCGGAAACGATTGCTCACGACCGCTCTGACCTGATCGGGGTAGGTCCTCAGCCGGCGGTCGCTCAGGTCCGGCAGCCACTCGTTCACGTTCTGGACGAGCAGCCCGTCTTTCCCGGCATCGAGCATCTTGTCCCAATAGCGGAGCGGGATCCCGCAGGCCTCGGCAAGCTGAGTCTCGGCCCATCTCGTAAGAGGGAGAGCGTTAGCCGGTGCCCCGTCTATACCAGACTGGTTCCATGCAAGGCCGACTCGGGCAGCGGGCAAGGCGCCCCCGAACTCGCCGCCGTCCCTGAGGACGACGCAATCGATATCCATCCCTCCGACAACGTAGTCGGCGGCCTCGGTTCTCCTGAACTCTAGCTCCTTTGCCAGATTCAGGACTTCGGCCGGCCCGTTATATTGAGCCGGCTCCATCATTCTCGGTATCATCTCGATCTTCCTCCTCAAAAAACATCTCTTCCAGAAAATCTATCGCCATATCCCGAAGCTCTGGCCGGGTGATCCTGCGGTCAGAGACCGCCGTAGCCAGCTCGACCGCCCCGAGCACGAACCGGAACAGGGCCTCGTCCGAAGACTGGACGCAGCCAGCCGCCAGCTCGATGTCGGGGCCTCGGATCCGCACCGCAGGGGTCTCCATACACACGGCCCGCTTCTGCGCTATCCCGTACGCCTTCCGGGCCACCGCCTCGACATACCGGTCCACCGCGCCAGCGGCCTCTTCGGCCGCGGCCCGATCGATGGATGAGCCGGTGGGAACGAACTCCTGCAACAGCCTCCTCGCAAAGACGGTGGGGGTCTTCATCTGCTTACACCTCGTTCTGGGTTTTTCCCAGGGATGCCAAAAAGTCGATCTCGGCCTGGGCAAGTCTGGCGCAGGTCTCGCAGCCCGGGACACTCTGGTAGACGTCCATTATAGAGAAGCCGTGATCTTTTACCAGATGATTGCACCAGTCGATGTAAGGGGTGCCCTGACAATTTTGCAGTCCCGTGGCCGTTCCCACTATGCAATTGTAGCAATCATTACAATAGAAGATGCAGAGCGGGCAGTTATCCGTCCCCCGGTCTGCGTCTTCACAGTCCCGGATCTTGCGCCACTTTTCGATAGATCCCCGGAGGGCTTCCGCTACCAGGGCGGTTACGTCCAGCCCCAGCTCCAGCTCGGCCGAGATTTCAGAGCCCGGCATCGTGGTTCTTGTCTTCATCTTGCCCCTCCTCCCTCATATGAAATATTCCTGATCGCCCCGCCCCGCCCAGGCCGTCTCACGGTTGACGTGGGTGAGCAGATCGCCGGCCTTCTTCATGGCGGCCAGGACCTCCCCGAGTTCCTCGGGTTCGAGCCGGTCGCCTATGTGAAGGTCCCGGTATTCACCAGGCCCATAGATAATCCGGATCGCGGTCTCGTCGCCGTCCCCGAGGCGGTAGAACCGGGGGAACATGCCGAGGTAGGGTTCGGGGAGCTGGCTGCGGTGCAGGACCCCCCGGAACTCCCGGATCTCGAACACCCGGGTCGTCTGGTCGGGGTCCAGCTCCCGTTTCTCATAATCGTAACCTATGCCGTTCAGTACGGGGGCTGCCACAATCGAGGCCGTCCTATCCTTGTTGCGGTTCTTTCCCATGCAAATCACTCCTCTAGCGCAAAATATCCCATTTTGACTAGCTCCTGGTACAGCCCGATCCGCGCTCGGGCCTTGTCCAGCTCGACATCCACCCGGATCTTCCGGTCCCGCAGGATCCGGATCGCTGAGTAGTGAGGGGCCATTTTGCTTCGGAGGTCAGCGTCCCTCTGCTTGTCGTTTGTGCCCTCAAGGCCCGCCAGCCGGGCCCGGGACTCGTCGTCCTTCAGAGCCTCTTCCGCCCGCGCCAAATCGCTCGCGACCTTAGCAGCAAGGTCCCGGACGCCCTCGTACCAGCTCTCCGCCCGGAACAAATCGGACGGAACAAGCTTCCGACCGGGGATCAGAGGGGCGGTGGGAAGGGCGAACTGCTCCTCCCCCTCGTGTTCACTCCCGACCATCGGAACCGCCTCGGTTTATCTGGGTGGCGCTGCCCTTCTCGATCACGAACAGCGTCCCGTCGTCGGTCTCTACGTCGATCATCTTCTCGTCGGGCAAAACCGGGCCGACGATTACGCCAGTCTCAGCCCCGAAGGGGCCGATGAACCTCACTCTGTCTCCTTCTTTCATTTCTGTCCCTCGAAATACTCCTCAGGGGTGATCGAAAATCCGTCCGGGCAGGTGTAGATTTTTAGGTGATCTTCCGGGATTAGATGGAGGGTCTCGCCGTCGGCCCCCGTCCGTGCCGCATACATGTCTCCCTCGCCCAGCGGATCAGATATTTTGATCCAGCAGGATATCACGGGGATTGTGTCCCGGATCCGGCATCCCAGGCTCTCGATTTTTTCTTCTAGGTCGTTGATCACATCGTTCAGCTCGTCGAGCTGTTGTTTGCGCAACGGCATTTCGTCGATGGCTTCTTGGATTGATCCGTAAGCGTTCTTCGGCCTGACGAGGCCATGCCGCGTTTTTACGGAGACATTAAGGACGCGCTGCATCAATAGGTACGAGGCCACATCTGTCTCGAAATCTTTTGGCAACGGTCTCAGGGGGTTATTCCAGTCATATCTGGGTCCATAAATCATACGCTCACCTCGCAGATCGGCTTTCGCCAACTCCTAGTAGGGGCTGTTAGCATATAATGGTTTCTGTCAGGAGAAGAGCGTTGTGTGTTTCAGGGGGCCCGGGCGGCCGGCGAAACTTCTGCGAGGAAGATTTCTTAGAATTGAGGGCCGCCCGGTTTCGCCCCCTCGGCTTAATTTTGGCTGGCTGGGTATATTACAGTTGCCCCACCTCGGGATATTCCCTCTGGACCCGCTCCGAGAGGATCCAGCCCTTCCCCTGGAGCTCTCCCAGCGTCTCGATCGTCTCGGCCCGGTTGAGGCGGTGGACTGCCAGCCCGAGGACTTCCGGAGATATATATTCGATATCGACCGGGGCGTGAGTGCATCGGTCCTGGCCCGCCCAGATGCGGGGCTCGGGGCCGGGCGGGGAGACCGTTAGGATGATGATCTCGCCGCCTCTGTGCCGCCTCACCATCTGGACCTCGAGGAGAGTTGGAGGGGCGATCAATCCATCCCCTCCGGTCTCGGGAACGTGCGGGAGGTTATGCGGCTGAATCGGGTTCCTCCCTGAGTGCCGGCGGGGGAGGGCGGTGCCGTGAAGAAGTCTCGGAGCGATCGTCCGAACGGTTCAGTCGCCCAGGCGGGATCGGTCGTGTCCGGGAGCCGGGCCCGGAGGTCGTGGGAGCCGGGCGACGCCCGATTCCATGAGAAATAGGCCCTATTCCGGAGGCCCAACAGCTGAGCCGTCGCCGACCCCACGCATACCGCCGGCCGGTCCCGGAGCTCCGCCGTGGTTGCCTTCAGGCGGGCCGAACTGCTCGTCGAGTATCGGTCCGGAGTCCCCGGATAGATCGTCATGTACTCCGGGGAGGGGGCCGACGTCGGAACAGCGGGGTCGATCAGGGCCCGGGCCGCCCGCTCCTCTGCCGGGTCCTGGCATAGGACCGTTATGGAGGGGGGGGTCTCGCCGCCGTACTCTCGCCGGATCGACCAGGAGATGTAGGGCCGGGCCGCCCGCTCCTCTGCCGGGTCCTGGCATAGGACCGTTATGGAGGGGGGGGTCTCGCCGCCGTACTCTCGCCGGATCGACCAGGAGATGTAGGGCCGGGCCGCCGTCCTCTCGACGTCGGTCATGGCGGCATAGTAGCGAGGCGATCCGTCCAGGTCCGGCCCCAGGGACCCCTCCGGGATGACCGTCGCCGGATCGTAGCTGAGGGGTTCGCCCTGCTTGATGGGCCGGATCGCTACGACGTCGAGCTGGTGCTTGATCCCGACGTTCGGGGGGATGCCGGGTACCAGGGCGGCCCACACCGATAGCATCGGCCAATGGTACATCCCATCCTCCCGGTAGACAATAAACGGGCAGGACCGGAGCTGGCGCACCATCGAAGTCGACAGCAGTACCTCGCATTCGGGCCGGTTCCCTGCGAGATAACCGTCGAGGGTCCCAAGCCACACCCCGGCACGGATTGCTACGGCCGCCCGGAGACATCCATCTGTCACTCGGATTTTGGTGGGGTCGTGATCGAACATCATCGAATATCAACATCCTTCGCGTCGCCGTCGTCCCTTACGATCCTCCCCAAGAGCGTGGGGTTCTTCGCGGCGGCGTCGTCCAAGTCGAGATCGAGGTCGGAGTCGCCGAGCTGGACCCATAGGTTCGCGCCCCCCTCGTCTTCGAGCAGGAGCCACGGGACGAGTACTTCCATCTTTTTCGTAGGCTTGGTGGGGTGGGTGATCTCCATCCGAGTCTCACGGTTGAACGAGCACCCCCGGACACGGACGGGGGTATCGCTCCCATACACGCCCCGGACCCCCCGGAGAAGCGTGATGTCATAAGAAGTCAGGTTGCCAGCCCGATACTCAAATTCAAGATTTGTTCTCAAGTTCGGTCACCCTCTTGATTAACTGCACAAACTCCTCCCAGGGGAGTACCGCCCAGGGACTCTCGCCCCGCCGCTTGAACACTAGGAGGGGGGTGAGCCCGGCGATCTCGGCGTTGCGGACGGTCTGATCTAGTGCTTCACCGAGCCGGAGGCTTGCCTGGTTCTTGCACTCAATCCCGTAAGGGAAGAGCCGGCGGGCCGAAGCCGACAGCAGGATGTCGCAGCCGGGTACCCCGCCCGGAACGCTCAGGATGTCCTCGGGTGGGATTCCTAGCTCGGCCGTGAGGCTGTCCCTCACAAGGTTCTGGAGAGCCCGGCCCTTTTTCTTACAGCTCGCTGGTTTCATCCTCGCCATCCTCCTTCGCCAGGGCTCGTCTCCCTGCGGCCGTGATTTTATAGGTCTGCGAGGGCCGACCCGGCCCCTCCCCCTTGGGTCGGATATCTGATTCTATGTATCCATCCCGTTCCAGATCACGGAGCGTCCTGTATATCGTGGAGGACGGGGCCCAAAACTCGAGCCGCTCCTCGATCTCGCCTCGAATCAGCGAGGAGGAGGCGGGGGGGGCCGCCCGTAACACCCTCAGGATAGATGCCCCGATCCGGCTCAACATGGAAAGCCTCCCTCTCCTACTCTAGCCTGAGCCGTGGGGCTACCAGGGCCGTTACGTCCAGCCCCAGCTCCAGCTCGGCCGAGATGTGAATTGGCCGGTCTACGCCCAGGACGAGCCGCACCTGGTCGGTGGTCTTCAGGACCGACGCCAGCCGGGAGAGGTAGTCGAGCGGGTAGGAGCCCTTCCCCACGTCGTCGGCCTTCTCGGGGCGGTAGGCGGTCACGTTGTACTCGAACTCGGCCAGGCCGCCACCGCCCCGGCCGACGAGCTTGGGGGTCCCGGCCTCGTCCACCTCCGGGTGGGCGAGCGTCAGCACGTCCGAGACAGTTGCCGCCCCGGTGACCATCTCGAAGAACTCGCCGCCCGTCAGGAGGAGGGGGCGCCGCCCGGATCGCGCGGGCTCGGATATCGCCCTGATCGCCTCCGGGCTGATAGTCTGGATGCCGTACCGAGCGTTGGCAGTCGAGATAATCAGTTTCCGGCCGTCCTCGACGGTCTCGATCCCGACCGCGGCCGGTCCGGATACCCTCTTCACAATCCCGTACAGCTGTTCGAGGCTGACGTAGATCGACTCCGGGGCCGTGATATCCGCATCGAGCAGCTCATTTATCGTCGCGGTCGCATAGACGACCGTCGCCGGGTCGAGCGCACTCAGCACGATCTCGTCGACGGGCCCGGCCCGGATCTCGATGTCTTCGGCCTTCGCCCGGCTCATCCACTGGAGAGCCTTCTTCAGGGTTGCACCTGTCACTACAAATTTCATCTGTCATCACATCCTTGCTGAGGTTTGTTTACTCGGCTTAGGTTAAATATATTCCCGTCAAACGTCAGATCCCGGCGACCGGCCGTATCTGGCCGGGAGCGGGCTCGTACAGCATCCCCATCCGCTTCATCTTTTCCACCAGGCTCTCGACCTGATCGGCATCCATCCGGGCCGTGTCCCGGAGGTCGATCTGGATGTGATGAAGCGACGGCCACTCCTGGTTTCGGGTGTAGAAATCTTCGATCGCCCGGATGACTTTTCGGTGGGTGGCCGCCCTCGGGCTGGAGCCGTCCCCGATGAACGTCGAGTCGTACTGGCCCGTCGTCGGATCAAACGCCACCTGATCCATCGAGGAGATGACCAACGAGATCGCGGTCTCGGCGTCCTGGAGGGTAGCCGTCGTCGAGAGCCGGAGCCGAGCCGAGGCTTTCGTGAGCCTCACCAGACTTTCGAACTGGCGGATAGTGATCGCTATATTGCGAGCCCGATCCCGGAAAGAAGCTTCTCGCAGATCCGCGAAAAAGGTGACCAGCCGCTTGCTCGCCTCCGGGTCGAGGACGATCGTCTCGCATTCCTTCCGGGCCAGGTGAACCCATCTCCGGAGCAGGTCGTCGTTTGGCCGAGCGGTTGCCGGGGGCTCGTAAGACGCCAGGATATGCTCGGCCGTCTCCCGGGAGACGACCGGGTCCGGGTTATCCACCAAGAGGTACACCAGATCGAATCGGCTCAGGAGGGCCGGGGGGACTCCGATCTGGCCGGGCAAATCCTCGCTCAGATCAAACCTCTCCCCTCGAGGATTGCAGGCAGCTAGAACGGGGCACCGGCACCGGAGTATAGCGTTTATCCCGGCCTTCATGAAACTGATCGTCTGGTGTTCCAGCGCCTCGTGAATCGAGCCCAGGGCATCCTTGTCGATCTTATCCAGCTCATCTATGCAGGCGAGACCGCCGTCAGCGAGCACCATCGCGCCCCCCTCGATCGCCCACCGGCCGGCGTCGTCCTTGACGGCGGCGGCGGTCAACCCCACCCCGCTAGTCGATTTGCCGGACGTATATATCGATCGGGCCCGTAGCGTGGCGGCCCGCTTCAAGATCTGGCTTTTGGCCACCCCGGGATCCCCACACAGGAGGATGTGGATATCTCCCCGGACCCGGGTCCCGTCGTCTCGCTGGATTTGCGGAGGGGAGAATAGCTGGAGAGCTACGGCCCGTTTCGGGTTGTCGTGCCCCTTTATATGGGGAACGATCACCCGAGCCGCCAAGTCCAGAGCGTTGGGGGACGCCGCCATGGCCCGGATCTCGGCGTCGGCCTCCGGATCCTCGGAGTCGGGGTCCAATTCGTCTTTGTTCTTGATCTCGATCCCACGGCAATCGAGATACAGGTCGAAGTAGGTGGATTTTCCCGTCTGGGTCGTCCTCTGGTACGATCGGAGGATGCCGGTAAACTCGGCGACGTCGCCGGGGTTGACCAGGCCGGTCAAGGTCCCGTCGGCCTGAACGTCGATCGTCTGGGGGACTTCCCCCCCGCCCAATGTGTCGTACAGGCTCTGGACCCGGATGTTCTGAGCGTCGATGTAGTCAGATATGTTTAGCTTTGCTTTGAAGGGGCCCCGGCGGTCGCAGGCCTGGTTTGGGCAGTTGTACGGCTCGATGAACTTGGAGCCGTCCTGGAGGATCGCAAAAATGTGGCCGCACCTCTGGCATTCGAAGATAGATCGGCGGATCCGGGGCCTGACCTCGGTGGCGATCCGGACCATACCCCGGATAGTGATGAGCCGGCCGATATGCTCGGATCTGAGATCGTTGACGGTCACCATTTGGGCCTCGGGGAGCCCTTTGACGCAGATCTTGATGCTGATCTTCGTCTGATCGTCGGGCGGGGCGATCAGAGACCGAACTACTGCCTCCAGAGCGGGCAGAGCCGTCTCCGGTTCGTCGAGCAACCCCTCGGCGAGCACCGGCTCGAACCGGGCCAGATCGGAGAATAGAATTGTCAGTGTCCGGATCCGATCCTCCTCGTCCTCGAGCTCGAGGAGCTCGACTCTATACCTTGTGTTGAAGAACGTCTCGATACGGTCTCGTGACAGGTCCTTCCAGCGTAATACTTCTTCCAACGATGTTCCTCCTCGCAGATTTTTATTTTACGGCTCGAATTAGTTCGGCGAAACGAACTATTTTATCGATCTATCAGACCTACAATCCGGTTTAACGTTTACTTCTTTAATTTCTTTTCTATCTATTATCTATCTATCTATTATCTATCTATCTATAAATATACTATATACTAATACAATACTAAATACACCCTGTTTTTCCGGCAGGGTTTTTCTCAGGGCCGGTGCCCTGAGAATAATAGTTCGTTTCGCCGAACTAATTCGAGCCGTGAAATAAAAATCTCGTCTCAACCCTCCTCGTCTCGCACTAGGCATATACGTTTCGTCCGGCGATCAGTCTCGTTCACAACGACCTTCACCCGGGGGTCCATCCTCACCACTTCTCGAATCGCAGTGGACAGGTCGCGAGGATGAAGGCCGAAAATTTCACGGAGCTCCGCGAAAGAGATTTCGCCGGATCGCGAGTCATCTAGTAGTCGCCAGATCGAATCGGCGATCACCTTAAAGCGTTCGGGGGTATATCTCCGAGGCGTCTCGTCTTCGAGGAGGTCGCCAACCGTCTCCTGCAGGATCCGAATTACCAGCCCCTGATTCTTGACGATATCACTGATCTGCTCGTAGGAGGCGATAACCCAATCAATTTTGGCGCCCTGAATCCGGATCAGCTCTAGGATGTCATTGTTGCTCTCCCGGAGGTCTCGTAGCGCCTGGGAGGTGTCCTCGATGCTGAGATCCTCAGGCACGGCCCGACCCCCCCAAAACTCGTTCCAGATCCGCCTTCGAAAATCGGGCCCAATCCAACCCCGCCTTCCATATTATCAGGGGCGTCATAGGTGCCCCCGACGAGGTCGATCTTGCCAAGACGATCTCATACAGACTGATCGACTGCAGGACCCCCGTCGCAGCGTGCCGGGTCCCGTATAACAGGTTACATGGCTCCCCGAGGAAAAAGGTCAGCAGATCTTTCGTCCCGGGCGAAAATATCCAATCCTCGCCGGCCGGGCCCGGAACCTTTTCGGCCGATATGATCGCCCCCTTCGGGACGATAAAACCGTAATCAGCCGTCAGGATTGCAATTTCGAAGTCGGTCACGGCTGCGACCCGGCCGGTCAGGACCGCCGATCTCAGCCTCATCCGGAGGGTCTGGCCCCTAAACGTCGCCAGGACCGACTCCGGGGGCCGGGCCGCGGGAGGCTTGTTCCGGGGCACGGTTACCCCCTCGGCTTAATTTTGCGGGCCAGGCTGACCGCCGCATCGATCGTGATCCGTCGATTGTTGTACTGTGCCGCTATGGTGGCACCGCCGGGGACGTTCGATTGGCCCACCTCGGCCGGTGAGAGCCCCATATCCCTCAGCTCGGCCGCTCTCGCAGGAATCGAGGCTCCCACCGTCGACCAGTCCGTTATTTGCTCGATCGGGAACCTGAACCCAAGCCAAGACTGAGCCAGGGCCCTCCGCTCCTCGACACCGACATCCCGGTAGGCCGGCATCGTCTGCATTACGAACGCCACGATGGCGATCGATCTTTCCTCCCGGTCGGTTATCTTCTGGATCTCCACCAGCTCGGGATCGCCTCGGACGGCCTCCACCACAACGTCCCCCTCTCCCGGGGCCGGGGCAGCCGGATCAACTTGTGCTTCTTCAGTCATCGTCGCCTTCCTCCTGAGCCTCGGCAAATTGGACACTCAGCCCCCCGTTCTCGTCCAGAGAAAATACAGCATCCGGATGAGCGGCGAGCAACGCCCATGTCGCCAAGGCGAAGTCTATCAGCCGGGCCGCCGTCCGGATGGCCCCCTCAACCCCGCGGGTGAACCTGATCAGGGCCTCGGGCTCGATATCGGCGGATTCCATCAGCTCGATCGCCCCATTCCCCCAACGCAGTACCAGCAACTGGTCTGTCCGGGAGAGCCGCTGGCCGGCCCCTCCCCCCCATTCGATGGACGTCAGGGTAGTCTCCGGGGAGATCTCCCGGAACCCGCCCTCCGTTATTTCAACGCCTTCGCATTTTTTTTCTTCCATAAAATCACGATCTCCGGTGTTGTTTCCAGGGATTAATCCACTCTCCTCTCCTCTCTCTCCGGCGCAGCTCTTCTTCAAGCTCATCGGAGGGAATCTCTTTCATACGGAGCTCCCAGGTGTGAGAGCGTTCTTCGTCCTCGATGTCGAGGATCAGGTCAGCAAAATGGTCGTCCAAGCCAATCCCTCGCAGACGCCGATGGGTTTATCCCTGCGGATATTAAAGCCTTTTGGCACGCGGGATCCCATAGCTATCCATTGCGAAAGAGTTATATACCCAGGAGGACATAGGGGGGTTCGGCCGGGTTGCGTAGGCTGCGGATACTTCGTCTGCACAACGAATCCCTCCGGGGAACTCCTCCGCGGTCGCCCGATCTCTCGGCCACCTAATCAATAGCCCCGTAGCTCAGACTGGTAGAGCGGTAGTGTCCCTGTCCGTCCGATCTCCCCTCCGGGGTTGCGCAGGAAAGGGTTCCTTCGACTTGTAATCGACAGGTCGCGGGTTCAAATCCCGCCGGGGCTATCAGTTGCTCCAGTAGGGTAGTGGTTCATCCCGCCGTTAAGTCCGTGGTCGCCCGATCTCCCCCTCGGGGGTTGCGTAGGCTGCGGTTACTTCGCTCTTGGGAGCCGGAGAACCCCGGTTCGAATCCGGGCTGGAGCATTGGGCCCTTCGGGGCCCGACAGGTTGCGTAGGGGCCGGATACTTCGGCTATACAAAGGACCGACCCCGCTTGACCTCCTGTGAGGTGTTTTAATGGGAAAATTTAACAGCCCAGCTACGGCCGCATCGACGGCCGCCAACCACCCGAAGGCTACGACCAACCCGGAAGGGGGACTCAGCTTCGAACTGAGCCCTCCGATGGAACTCTACACCCGGGTAGCTACAAGCCTCGTCGGCGAGGGCGCATTTTACGAGAGCGCCCAGAAGAGAGATGCCAGATTGATCGAACTGATCCGGCAGGTGGCCGAGGCAGAACCCGCCTTCCTCCTGCAGCTCGCGATCTACGCCCGAGAGGAGCTTTACCTCCGGTCGGTGACGACCGTCCTTCTGGCTGAGTTTGCGAACTCGGCCGCGGTGGGTAAAGTCCCCGGCGCCCGGAAGCTCGTCGCACGGGCGATCAAGAGGCCCGACGACATGACCGAGCTGATCGCCTATCAGCTCGCTCTCCATAATAGGGGCCAAGGCAACCCCAAGCTCCCGGAGGTGCTCAAGAGGGGGATCGCCCTGGCATTCCCCAAGTTTGATGCCTACCAGCTCGCCAAGTACAATCGGGACGGGGCGGTCAAACTTCGGGACGTCATGTTCCTGACCCACCCGAAGCCCCGGCCGCTCGACCCCACCCTCCTCGGGGAGGGGAGAGGCCAGCCCGTTCCCCAAGCCGAGACCTGGCAGCATCTGATCGACGGGACTCTGACGCCACCCGACACCTGGGAGGTTGCCCGATCGACCGGGCAGATGAGCTGGGCCGAAGTGGTCCGGACCATCTGGCTCAAAGACGGCAAGGCTCAGAACCTGTTCGCCGTCCTCCGGAACCTCCGGAACGTCGTCTCCTCGGACGAGTGTGACCAGGCCGTAATAGAGGCTCTGAACCGGATCCTCACGGACACCGAGGCCGTCCGCAGATCCAAGATCCTGCCGTTCAGGTTCTTGACGGCCTACGCCGAGCTGAGGCATCAGCACTTCGCCTCGCTCGTAGACCTCGTCCCTCTCTATGAGGGGTTGGAGGCCGCCGCCGAAGCCTCGATCTCCTCGATGCCAACGTTGCCGGGCAGGACGATCGTGGCAATCGACACCTCGGGCTCGATGACCGGCGGAACGATCTCGGAGAAGTCCAAGGTGCGGCCGGTCCACATAGCCGCCTTGATGGGGCTCATGGCCCGCCGGATCTGCGAACAGGCTATGGTCTGCACGTTCGATACCAACCTCCGGTGGCAGGACTTCCCTGACCGAACGATCCTCCGGAACGCATACGATCTCCGGGCCTTGGGCGGGGCAACTTACGGTCATCTGGTCATCGACGACCTCATTAAGAGAGGGATCCGAGTCGACCGGGTAATCTTCATGACCGATATGGTCCTGTACGATCGCGCGATGAGGAATAGCGATCTGGCTACCTCGTGGCTCAAGTATCGGTCGGCGGTGGCGCCCGATGCCCGCCTCTACAACGTCGACCTCATGGGCTACGGCCAGACGACGGTCATGGAGGGCGAGCACGGTGCAAAGACGATCGCTGGCTGGTCCGACCGGACCATCGAGATGATCGCCCGGACAGAGCAGGGAGGCGACGTCCTTGGAACCATCCGAGCCATCCACTGATAAGAAGGACAAAACGATCTATGCCTCGATCTCCCCGGAGATCTACGACGCATTTATGGCCAAATGCCTAGATATCAAGGAGGCCGAGACGGGGATCCGGGCCATGCAGATGGGCGACCTGAAGAGGTTCGTCCAGATAGCTCTCCGGGATTGGACCCTCAAACCCTGAGGGCCCCCCAGACATTTTTCTCATAAATGGCCTTGTGACTAACCGGGACCGGCCGATGCTAAGAAATTATTAAGGAGTGCGTGTGACGACCCATCCATTGAAAGGAATAAAATCGTAGGCTTTTTTATAAGCGTTTGGAATTAATCCGCCCATTTATTTATCCAGGGCAGCGAACAAAACCCCGTCTACGGGCTGCTCCGGCGTCCCCTCTAGCTATCGATTATTGGATTTTTAATACTTCCTGGAGCGGCGATATTATTTCGTATCCCTTTTTTTTACTGAGCAAAAAAAGAGCGTATCGTGTCACAGCATATCGGTTATGGACCTAGGCTCAGCAGACATATCAAGCTCAGTCTCGCGAGCCACCGCGATCCGAGCCGCGACAAGATGCTTGCAGGTCCCGGCCGCCCCAGACGCTACGAACGCGGGGCAGGAGCACGACCAGACACCGTACTTCTGGCGGCACATGTAGTAGCCGCTCTCGGTATCGCTCCGGACCGCCACCGATTTTGAGTTGAACACGATTACGGCGGGCGGCCGTCCCGCCCCAAACACCACCCGATACACCGAATATATCTCTTTCAGTGGGAAAATCTGGCCGAAGCCTTCCTCGTTCATGGAGAGATAAAGGGCTTCGATCGATTTGAGATTATCGGCCGGGCGGGGATTGTATCCGGCAATCCATATTAATTTTCTATTTGCCCCAGGATTGAGCCGAGGCCGGGCAGCACTAAGTCCCAAGGCTCCGATCACAAAACGCCGGAATAAAAATCGTAGGGGCCGGCTGGGCCCCTCCTAGAACCTCGAAGGGGGGCGGTTGATCGTCCGGCCGTTCACCTGGACGCCTCCTCCGTATAGTTCCCTCAGCTTTTCTCTGATTAGGTAGAGCAGCAGGCCGTCGGTCTTGTACTTATCCGCCCATTCTCGGCGGCTGACACTCTTGTTGGTCCCGGCCAACCCGATCTCGATCGCCCGGTCGCCGTACCGGGACTCGACCTTGGCGACCTTGGTCTCGTCGACCTCCAGGTCTAGGACGTCCTCGACATCCCAGTCCTTGGCCAGATACCGGGCCGTGACTCCCCGAGGGAGGTTCGCCCCGCGGGGGAGGTCTTCCTCCCGCCCCGACCAAGGTATGCAGTGCAGGTACGGGTTCTGCTTGATCTGCTCCTCGGTCAGCTCGTCGGGGCACGAATCGGTCCCGCGCTCATCGCCGTCCTTGACTTCGCCGTCCTTGACTTCGCCGTCCTTGTCACATTCACATCCCATCATAATCAGCTCCTACGAGGTGGGAACGGGCCGGGAGAGAAGTCTCGGCCCGCTCAAACCATCATAATTCCCGAAGAGGCTCCCCACGGGTTCTATCCACTTAGATGCAGGGTAGCCAATCGATCATGACCTCTCCGCAGGTCCCGTTGCCCCAAAGCTGGATGAACTTCTCGATGGAGAAGACGCCCGTCAGGTCCTCAACGGATCGGCCCCACTCATAATGCCTGCCCTTGCAGTTGGTGGCTACGTCCCTGGAGAGCCAGCCTATGTGAGCTACGCCGATGACGTTTGAGTTGATGTTGGCCTCCAGGGCGCCGGTGCAGTCGCCGCAGCCAACGCAGGTCTCGTTACAGCCCCCGAACTCTGTGCAGTCCCTCCGGGTCTTGACCTCGGTGTTCTTCTGGAGGTGCTCGGCCTGGGTGTACATCTCGACCACAACGGCTCCGATGTAGTAGTTCTGGACGCAGAGCTTCTCGATCCACTTCTGGTCGTAGGTGCCGGTCTGGTAGCTGACAGGCATGTACTCAAACTCGGCTTCCTTCGTGAAGTTGATGTAGTCTACGCAACACTCCAGCTCATGACACTCAGGGCCGAAGGGGTCCCTCTCGGCCTCAAGTTCGGTCGTCGAGGAGAGGACGGTCCCGCCACCCCCAACCTTCTCTACCAGCTTGTTGCCGTTGAGGCCGGCTTGGGTCTGGATGATCTTCTCGGTGGTCATGAAGCCGACGCCCTCCATGCTGGTCTTTTCGTACATGTAGTTGGCAGCTCCGGCCATCCCCGTCAGAACGGCGACGACCACCCCAACAACTAGGCACATTTTTTTCATACGCTATCCTCCTTTAGGCTTAATTTTTCATCCACCATTTAAAAACATAATGGTATGCGTGGCAGTCTCGGCGATTTCGCTCAATAAAATGGCGAGCGCAATTGTCAGAGCGGCCCGGGCCACTGTCAGCCTCGGCAGCCGCCACATTTCGTCGTAACAGCTCATCGTCTCTCCCCTCGACCGTTATCGACAGATGGGAACCGTTCGAACAACTGCAGATCCATTTCGGCAGTCGCATAGCCGAAATAGACAAGCTCGTAGTAGAATCGGCAGACATCTTCAGGTTTCATGACACGGAGATGCTTTACCCCAGAATCTGTCTCCCTGAAGACCTCGAGCCCCAACGGACCAACCGTAATCCGCAAGAATCTGGGCGGAACCTGGCCGTCGCCAACCCGAAGGCCTGGGAACGCATGGAGCGTATGTTGATGGCCAGGTTTTGTCATCCTCAGCAGTTCATCTATCTCCGGCCGGCCGTATGGCCGGAACCTCGTCAGCCGACGGCAGGTTAATGGGAAGAGAGATCGGACCGACCTCTCGACATATTCTGCCCCCGAACCCATAACCTCGGTTGCCCACTTCTCAGCTTCCAATTTTAGCCCTCCTCAAACAAGTCTGCTGGTAATTATGCCGATAGCTAGGATGATGTACGGCCCGACGTCGCGTAGGAACGATTTTGTGCCCTCTCCCCGCGCATCGTGCCGTTTCAGCTCGTTGATCTCGTCCTTGATATGGATGATCTTGTTCGTAGCGCATTCAATGTCTGATCGCATGGCGTCGACCTTAGTCTCCAATACCGCCAACCGTACCGAAAAGGAGGATAAAATAAGGGCGTCGGACTCGGCAAGCGCCGGGCTACCCACTGACTCACCGACACCCATCGCCCCTCAACCCCGCCCGGCCTCTCCCGTCTCGGCCACTGTTGCTCTCTCGATCTCCTGCGGCGCTGGGGCGACCTTCTCAGCCCGGACAAGCTCCCCGACCACCGATTCATAGGGGAGGGGGAGGCCGGTGCCGTAGGCCTCTGCCAACCTCCTCTCGGAGTCGCCGGCCTTGGACGTCAGGAAGTAGAACGTTACGACGACCATGGCTATTTCACCAACCTTGTTCACGATAAGAGCCGGATCCATGAGGGTAAGCGCCCGAATAACGACAGTCCCATAGATCGTCAGGATGATTATCGCCAGGATCATTTTCCGGGCCTTATACAACCAGTCCAACACCCCGTTCACATCTTCTTTGGATATTTCCTTCATCTATATCACCGTCACCTGAACGGCTCCAGATCTGATCCGTTCGTCAGAATCTATGGTAATCTTCTGACCGATATTTGAGATTTGTTGATCTTTTGCCACGATACGGCACACCAAAATCTCATCGATGCCATCGAATAGCTGTTTGGTGGCCCAATTGGTTGCGATTGCGTTTATAAAGACGTCCGAGTACTCGAGGTCCTCGGCTATGCGGTACGAGTTCAAGTAGTCCCGGATCGACACTTGGAGGTCCTCCTCCAAGGTCGCCGGGGCCGTCTGGGTCGCCCGGATCTCTACATAGACGATCACATTGACCGACTCGGGCAAGTTGAAGAGGGCCGGCCATTCCCCGAGCCCCACAAGAATATCGTACGCTTCGGTCCCCTCATATCGGATCTCCGTGACGGTGGTGGCCCGGTCGTCGGATTCCTCCATGGTCATCGGGAAGCCCGCCCCTCGCCGCGTAGCGGTCGGGATGACGACCGTCGCCGTGCGTTCCCTCCCCAGGACGTCCAGATAATCCGCCTCAATGATCTCCGATCCGGGTATAGGTCCGAGGGCTCGCACGTAGAGACGGCCGCCCGCCGAGTCCCCGAGATCGAGCACGAAATCCTCCTCGCCCTTGATCTGAGCGGTGAGGACGCCTCGAGATGTGATGCCGGCAGCGATGTTATCATACAGGACGGCGTCGATCGCATCGTGGTCGCCGAACAGCCCCTCGGCGGTATCTACGATCACCGAGATGTCCCCGCCGCCGACGGTGTCCACCGCAGCCTCGGTTACCCCCGGGATCTCCAAGAGCCTCTGAACTATCATGGTGGGGGTCGCCCGGCCCGGCAGGAGGATGGCGTATATGTACCTGCGCCGGAGCTCTTCGTCGGTCTCCGGGTCCTCTCCCCCGGAGATCGGTAGAGGGTTCTCGATGCTTTCGATTCCGGGGACCGGATCTATGAAACCCGTGATCGAGTAGGCCGGGGCGTTCGACGCCTCGCCCGCCTCCGTGGCCTGAACGTTCACGACCACGCTCGACTCTCCGACCTCCATTATCGTCTCCTCGACGACCTCGTAGAGCGTCGGAGAAGTCCCGCCTACCACCGGCCTAGACACCCTCGTCCCCGCCGCTATGACGATCTGGTAGGGGGCCGGCGAGTACCGGCCCATAACGACGAATCCGCCCGCCTTCTCGCCTTCGAGCCGACCCTCGGGAAGCCGATCGATCACCAGAGCATCCAGGGCCGCGCCGGTAGCCGTCCGGATGGACAGATTGGCGTTGGCCGTCCAGACGAGGGTCTCAAGTTTCTGGATCTGGATGGCCAGGGACCGGTTGATGCTCCCGAGGACGGCCATCGGGCCGTATCCTTGCAACTGAGGGTTGAGCCCCTGCTGATCGGTCTTCATTTCGGTTGCTATGGTCTCTATTTTCCGGACCCTGCTGAGCGACATTTAATAGACCCCCCCTCCCATCTGGCGTTCCAGCTCATACCTGAATATCTCGTACGTCTGCAAAAGTTTCGAGTACAGTTCGAGGACGTCTTCGGGACTGAACAGATACTCGAACGCTTGTTCCGAGCAGATAACATTCATATAGATTTTTCTTTGATCTGCTTTCCTCAGCGTTACATGGGTATTCCCCAGCTCCGGGAATACGAGCTTCAGATCGGCCGCAAGATCGACCGCCAGGCCCGCGAGCACGTCGGGGGTGAGAGGAGCGTGAAGATAGGAGTACAGGATCGAGCCCTCCCACGGCAACACCATCTCGCCCTTAGGTGTAGCAAAATAGACCGCCAGCCTTTGCTCGGCCGTCTCCTGGGATGTTTCCGTCAGGGCCAGATCGCCCGACGCCGTCAGCACCAGATCGACCAGCCGGTGGCACTTCAGTTCGCCGGCTCGAAGATCCATGCTCAATTTTAGATCTCCCGTCATCTCTTCATCCCTCCATCCCTCACTGGCAGGGCGGGCACGAACATGGCCCATGATCACACGACCCGTCGATCTGGTGGTTCCCGGTCACGTGAGTTAAGGGCGCATCCAGAGTAATTTTGATCGGAGACTTTATATGAATGTTCCCGTCGGCCTCGATCCTCACGAATGCGTCGGCGTTCAGATTGTGCAAAATGGCCTCTCCGTTAGGGAATAGCTTGAGCCGGGCCCCGGAGGTCGCGCCCGAACCGTCCCCGTCGAGACCGCACACCTCCCCGGATTCATTCGATCTGCTCTGGATCTGGACCGTCCCGTCCGGGAACAATTTGAAGTGGGCTTTCGGGGCCTCGGCCACCCGGTTTTCAATGTAAAACGTCCCATCGAGATCCAGGAATATCGTGGTGCCTGACTTGTGGTGGATCTTGAGCCGGTCCGGTTTGTCGCCGTCGGCCGCAAGCGTAACGTCCGATATCCATTTCAGCCAGGTGCAATCCTGCTTCAGAATATCCGGGCCGGTGCAGTGGTCACACTGGGGGCGATCGTTACCCGGCTTGCATCGGAACGCCAGGGTTACGTCCCGCCCCTTCCCCGTCTCCCGCTCATCGTACCACTTGACGCAGACCGGATCCCGCGGCAACGGAAACTCCGTGAAGTCGCCCTCAGGATTGCGGCGGAGAGGGTCCTCCGCCGGGCAGAGCTTGAGTACCTCATCCAGGCACAGATCGTTGTTGTCGGGCCGGCAGACCGTCTCCTGCTGGATGTTCGGGATGGTCCCCAGGACCACGCCCTTCTCGTTCCCGTACCAGAGGACGACCGCAAGGTCACCCTTCCGGGGCGTCCAGGGGTGGCCGGCGAAATTGGCATGACCACGCTGTAAGCAGTTTATCCGGTACCGAGCGATCGGTTTGTTGCTGCCCGCCTCCGTGGCCCGGTCCCGCAATCTCCCCTCAACCTGGTCGAGGTCCCCTTCGCGCCCTACAAGAGGGCGGGTGTGGACCCAGACGGCCCGGCGGTTCGGTTCGACCTGGTCGATTGCGATAATCTCAATCCGGTTGATCTGGAGAGTGTCCCGCCGGGTTTCCCCCAGAAGTCTACCCATCCTAGTCTGACCTATCACGTCGCCCCCTCCCTGAGGGTCTCCTTTATCCAGGCCTCGTACCGCTCCTCAAGGTAGGTCCACCGGGCCCGGTCAGTGTTCGGCCCGATCGTCAGCCACGTCCCCACCTCCGTATAGATCCGGACCGGCTGACCGGTCTGGTAGCTATATTTTAATTTCACGCCGTAGCGTTCCTCGAAGGCTGCCAGCGCCGCAGCCAGAGTCTCGTAGGTGCCCGTCTCCTGGGCCTCCGAGATGCGCTCGGTCTCCTCTTCGGTAAGGTTCGGGTTCTCCGAGCCGTCCGGATCTGCCACGTAAACGATATGCCTCATGACCATATCGGCATCTATGACCAGGTAGCTCAGGCCCGCCTCAGGAACGGAGGTGGCGACTTCCAGCTCCACGAGTAACCCTCTTCGAGAGTATTCAACAATGCGACGCACGACCAGCCCGTCAACCCGCGTCGATCTCATCCCGTGCTCAATTTTGTTGCCCCCACACCCGGAGAACGTCGTCACCCCAACATGGTAAGAAACGTATGAGAGTAAGGGGGGCGACCAGCCCACCAGCTTGGGCCGGCCGACATCGTCCGAGACCTTATAATATTCGACCAGTGTCTTCGCTCGCTCTTTCACCTCGATCAGGCTGGAGAGGTTCGGGGAGACGACCAGAGGGCCGTAAAGCTCCCCGTGCTTCGCGATCGACTCCTCATTCCGCTCCTCGTGGAATATTCGCTCATGGGTTTCGGTGGGGGAATATTCGTTCGAAGGTGGGAGGGCACCCGTCCCAACTACCCGGACGATGTTGACGTGACCCATTGCCGAGGCCGTCTCGTCGGGGTTGAGCATGTACGGGTCCAAGTTGTAGGACCCTTTTACGGATTTCGGATCAACAAAATAGAACGTCCCCTCCTCGTCGAAATACCAGATCGCCCCGCACTTTTGGGCCATGTGGGTGATAGCGGTCTGGTACGAGACCTGCCCCGCCTTCATGACGGGCCACTGATAGTCGAACGCCTCGTCGTTCTGGATATCTATGTACCGTCTGGTATATGTTCTGGTAGAACTGGCCCGATCGTGCACGTCGAGGAGGTCGTTCACAACCTGGGATATCGTCCTCTGTTTTCCGCTATAATCCTCGGCCAAGAAGTCGGATAGGTCGGCGAGGAAACAGGCCCCCTCGATCAAGACCGTCTTCGGGTTATAGCTGATCTTCTGGGCGATCCCTTTCGCCAGCGTGAATGAAAGGGTCGCGGCCCCTGAGCATCCCGTCCGGCGATTTATCAGCTCAACCTCAATCTCGTCGTCGGTTTTGAAAGCTCCGGTGAATCGATTATTGATATTTATGAGCGATATATCGATCTTGTCGGGCTCGTTGTGGCTGAGGCTCTCATCAGCCCGGATCGACTCGACCCAGTCCGAGACGTCGGTCCCGCCGACTCTAACGACGTGATCCAGGGTCATTTACTGGGTACCCCCGTCGTTAGCTTCTACCAGCCCCAGCGTGACAGAATACTTGAAATCGTCCGTCCCGGCGGGCTGAACCATCCGTTTCCGCTCCAGATACATGCAGATTTTATGAAGTGAGGTCCGGACGTAATGAGGGCCTACCGGGAGATCCCGGATTTCGGCCATCCCGGTCTCGGTGGTCGTCTCGAACTGGATCGTGGCTTCCCAGAGGGCCAGGGGCTGGACACATTCGGTGATGGGCTTGCGGCCGGTCGGATAGTGGCGCTCGATCCCGAACTTTTGCTCCCAGGAGATCTCCTTCGGGTTCGGTTTGCCCGGCGCCGTAGGTGTCGCCGGCTCCCCGAGCCTGACCTTTCCTATTTCGACTTTTACGTGTCCTCGTGCCGGCGGCGATGCTGCGGCCGGGCTTGTGAAAATCTCCGCCATAATTCAACCTCCATAATATTGAGCCTCGTCCCGTTGCGTGAAATCGGCGAGCTGCCGCCGGATCCGCCACAGCAGATCGTTAATGTCGACGGCGGTCTCGATCTTCTCGTTGTGGATCAGGGGTCCCTCGATTATGATCACCGTCCGGGCGCCGTCATCCGCCGTAGCGGGGGAACCGACGGGCGAAGCCGCGCCAAGCCACCCGACCCCCTCCGAATAGCCCCCCCCAGCTCCCCGCGTCGAACCGAACATCTTGAGGACGGTGTCGGCCAGCCGTTCCGCTACGGTCGTCTTGTGGACGACCTGGGCCGGGGAGTACTCCTCGCCCTTGTGGACGACTGCCCCTCCGGTCTCCTCGACGCCCCCGCCCGACTGGAGCCCCTCCACCTCTTCGCCTTCCTTCTCCCCCCCCCAAAGCTTCTTTCCGACGTTCCAGATCCCCTTTCCCGCCGTCCACCACGGGTTTGCGGCCGCCCCGAACACGGTCACCGGAGTCACCTCGGCACCCTCGACCGTCTCGGCCATCGCTTCCCGGAGAGGGCTCGGTTCAGCCTCTCCAGTATCTCCTCGGATTGCCCCACCCAATGCGGTGGTCGCTGCCTCGGTCCCCGGTAACGGGGTGGTGAGGGGTTCGGTGACCGGCCGGGCAAACTCGGCCGCGACGTCGATAGGAGTTGTTGCCGTCGGAGACGCCAAAATCCGTAGATATGCCTCTTCCGGGGGGAGATTCTTGTTCATGAGGAGACCCATGAACGCCTGATGAGCCTCGAGGTTGTACCCCTCCCCTAGATCCGTGCGGGGTATCTTGGGCTGATATTGGCTCATCTCGAAAAGGGCCTTTTCCTCGGGAGGCAATGCGGCATAGGTGGGGTAGGCCATATACTGCTGCCCAGCATTTTCCATAGTCTCCCCGCCGGCCAGTATTTCGAGCGCCCGGGCAAGCTCGTCGCGCTCTAGGCCTTCTTTGGGCTGGAACGTCGGCACGACAACCTTGTTATCGGCCGCTGTCCGAACTATCCCTGTTTCCCGGCCCAGGAATCCCCGCACGGATTCGATTTGCCCCGCCTGGTACTGCTCCGCGTACCGGGAGGTCAAGGCCTGGAGGTCGGCCTTCTTTTGGGCAGCGGCCAAGACCGAGCCCGCCCCCGGGACAAGTGCAAACGCTTTCAGGATGACTTCGCCTATTTTGTCTGCGAGACCGGCTTCGGTCTCCGACCCGACGAGGAACGTCTTGATCCGGGCAGGAATGTCAGCCACCGCCGCCCAGACTTCCTTGAGCTTCGCATACATGTTACGGAGCCAGTCGACGATGCGGGTGAACCAGTCCGGCAGGAGGTTTCGGAAGTAGCCGGCCAGATCGTCTTTCGTGTTGAGGAGCGTACCCCAGATCCAGGTCAGCAGATCGGGGATCCTCTTCCCGAGGGCCGCTACGATCGCCGCCGGCATGACCATATGCATTGCGAGCCCAATCGCTCCGGCCGCCCCCATGCCGGACTTGAGCGAACGGAGCCGGTCCCAAACGATCTGAAGCTTATCGAGGAACCCGTCCCAGGCCCCCGTAGCTGTCTCGATCCCTCGGCTCAAGAGACCCCCGAGATCTAGCTGGCCCAGCCGCTCCCAGATTTTCGCCAGCAGACCGGACCGGTGAGCCAGATAAATCAGAACGGCGAGAAGAGCCGCTGCGACCACGATAATGATTCCGATCGGGTTGGCCGTCATGGCGATATTGAGGAGCCACTGAGCCGCCGCCAGTACCTTGAGACCGGCGGCCAACCCTTTTGCGATCAGGCCGAACTTCGAGAGGGCCAGTGCCGCACCAAGAACCTGGCCCATGATCAAGACCGCCGACGACCCGACGAACGCTATGGCGATCGCATAGGCGACCCATTTGGTGGCGTCTGGGTACTTCATCGCTATTTCGACCAACCGGCCGATGATGTCGACGACCGCTTCAGCGGCCGGGAGGAGATGATCGCCCATCTCTAGGCCGAGCTTCTCGTAGGCCAGTTTGAGCCGCACCGTCGGGTCTACGATCGCCTCTTTTCCCTCGTTGGCCTCGGCCATGATAGCCGTCGCCCGGTCCATAGCGATATAGGTATCAATCTCAGCGTCGGAGAACTTTTTGAGCTCCGGCATGGTCGCCCGGTATTGCTCCCTGAGATCCTGGATCTCCTTGCTGCTGAGCTTGTAGCCGGGTACAATCTCGTTTAGGCTCTCGACGTTCCCCTGTAGAAATGAATTGAGCTGGCTCTGGACCCCTTCGAGGGTATGGATGTTCGGATTGGCCGCGCTCCCCTGGACGGCGAGGGTCGTCTCGAGCTGTTCCAGGAACGCGATCATCTTTTGGGGGTCTTCGGCAAGACCGGGCATGCTTCCGTATGTGCCAGCCGCCATCTGGGCGGCGACCCGGGCCCGCTGGAGCCCCGAGGAGTGTTCGACCGTCTGGCCCTCCTTGACCCAGGCGGTGAGGGCGGTTGCCGTCTCGGTAGAGGCCCGGTTCTGGATCGACTGGATCAGCTCCTGGTAGTTGGCCGCCTTATAAATGGCGACGCCCGATATCGCGCCCGTAACGGCCGCCATTTTTCGGGCGCCCCCCTCGACCGAATCGACCCCGGACTTCATAGAAGCCAGCCGGGTCGTGACCTGGCTGGCTGCCGTATCGACCTGCTTCAGTTCCCCGGAAAGGCGCTGGGCTGCGGCGGCCGACCTCTCGATGCCCGACGCCGCTCTCGATCCAGCGTACCCGGCGTTGGTAACGGAGTGAGCGGCCTTGGACGCCGCAAAATCAGCAAGTGTCAACTGCTTCTGGGCGGTGTCGGCCGCCGCGGCTATCTTCTGGAGAGGCGCCGTGGCCCGGTCGACGACCGCCGCCTGGATTTCGGTCGTTTTGGCGGTCAGGGCGTCCGCATCCTTCTTTATGAGGCCGAGCCTATGGGTGGCCTGATCGATTGCCGCAACCCGGAAGTACAGATCCCGAACGTTCAACCCTCATCCCCCGCCTCGTCCTCCAGGCCGGCAATAGAAGCCCGGAGCGGTGCCTGTTCTTCTCTCTTCGCCCGGATGTAGGCCGGGAGACCTTCGTCGGGGCCCCGGGTATTGGCGGTCCGGGCCGCCACGTACTCGTCGGTGGTCATCCAGCCCTCGTTCCAGTTCCCTTTGATCGGGCCGGCCGGGCTGACCGGCCGAACCGGGAGCATTCCCCCCGGCCCCGGATCTCTTGTAGGCTGCCGGCCGGCCCGACCCTGCCCCTCGCCGGCTTTCAGCTCGGCTTCCCGAGCCGTCATCCAGAGGGCTGCCTCGACTTGGGCCGGGGTCAGGTTCCGGGGATCGCCTCCTCCGAGCCGCCATCCCCCGAGATGGAGTCCGAAGAGGACGTCGCCTTCGGGGGCCCGGAAAAATCCTCCAGCTCCTCCTCGACGATGTGAGATATCTCAAAAATTTTAAGGCCGATATCGAAGAGGGAGAGACCGATCATGCTGTCGAGCAGCTCGCTGATATCCTCCTCCTCCGTGTCGGCGACGATCCCGAGCTTACATATAGATCGCATCAGGTCGATCATTCCCGCCCGTTCCAGGAGCTTTTCGGCAGCAATCTTCCGGGCCGCTTTGTTGAGCTGGCCGCCGGCTGAGGCCGCGTCGCTCAGTTCGGCGAAGGCCTCTCCTGTTTCGCCGAAGATGAACCCGATCACTTCGGAATCTTTCAGCGGCCGTATCGTCACATAACAGCCCGGATAGGCTGGGAGGTCGACATCCATCCGGTATTCAATCCCCTCCAGTATCCGCTGTTTGGTCAGCCGGCGTCGCGTTTGTCCCTTCTCAGATTTTTTTTTCATAAAATTGCTCCCCTAAAAAATTGATCCCGGGGGGGCCGTCTACAACGGCTCCCGGTACATGGCCTTAAACTCGTACTGAGTCATCACGGTGTTGTTTTCCGGGTAGTCTCTCCCGGAAGTGGTGACCTTGCAGTTGATCAGTTTCTCGAAGACCGCCCGCTCGATGGTCGAGGTCGCTACGACCCCGCCTTCGGGGGAGGTGTTCTCCCCGCCTCCGAGCGGTTCGGCGGGAGGGCCCCCCGAACTCGAAGACGGCCGGGGTTCGGGAAGCCTCTGAGTGATGACGATATTGAACCAGTTCGGGATCCCCTCGTCCCCCTGGTCCTCGAGAAGCTTCAGGAGAGCGTGCCGGTCACCCTTCGAGATCCAGGTCCCTATATCGAACGACCCGGTGAACGCGATGTTGTGCGTCGTGAGGTCGTAGACCAGGTGGCTCCCGGTCCCCCACTCCTCCTTGACCTCGATGCGCTTCTGGTAGGCGAGCCGCTTGACTGGGAACATGATCCCCGCCACCTGGATCACCACGTCGTTGCTGCTGGTCGCCTCGATTTTCCAACCTTCTGAGATTACTACGGCCATTTATACCACCCCCTCAGTCTCCCAGGAGGACCACGACCCCCACCTCATCGACGCAGGCGGCGTTCTCGCAATAGATAGCGAAGCCCGCCAGGGTCGGATCTTTCCAGCTCAGCCCCTTGCCCGCCGGAGACGTTGTCCCCCGGAGGGTGAGGCCCACCACGTAGTCCACAGTGGCGAGACCGGCCACCTCGTAACCCATGCCGACGGCCCCGTAAGCCTCGTCGGACCCGGTGAACCCGAGGACCTCGTTCAGAGTCCCCGCTCCCATGACGAGGGAGCTGGCGTTCCCGACCCCGTTGGCCGATAGGGCGATTCTGCCGCCGACGGCCGAGCCCACGATCGGGGCCATGTCGGTCGCTATGACGGCCAGTATCTCGGCCGCCGTCACCGCTCCGAGGTCGTCCACGTCGCCCGTTCCCTGAGTCGCCACGGCCCCGGTCCCGAACCCAAGCTCGTCCTTGCAGTCGAGCTCATCGGCTGACAGTATCTCGATGCTCGACGTCTTCCCGAGCCGGGCAGAGGTGATCACGTAATGATCGGTCGACCAGGCGACGGTCTCCTCGCCGCCGGTCGCTGCCCGGATGGCGATCTGGAGCTGAGCGGCGATCAGAGTCCCGCTGTTGCACCCGTCCCAATCCATGGTGGCGACGACCGGATCTCCGCCGTCCACGGCGATCTTGAGCTTGGTATCGACCTCCGCCGTCATATTTTCTGAGCACCCGGTCTTTCCCGTCAAATATCCCGCAGCCGCCTCGATTGTGCCCGTCTCGTTGCCCGCCCCGCCAGGATTGGCTATGATGGTGCCTCCGGACCCTACTCCGGTCAGGTCGAAAGGCTCGGCCTCGGCCCCCACTATTCGGGCGGGGGCGCTGGCACCGAACACGACGTTCGTCGGATTATCGCCTCTTAGAGGCACGATTTTGGTCATGATGTCCATATTTTCATCCCCCCTCAAGCGAGAGCCGTGCTCCAGTAGCCGACACTCAAGACGGTGTGAATGCGCTCAATATGGCCTACGCACTGGATCCAGAGATCGATATCGACCTTGTTCCGGTCGAGAGCGTTAGCCCGGACGGTGATTTTGAAGTCGTCCAGGATCTGGAGCCGCACCATCTCGGCAAAGGCGATGTCGAGCGTGGCCTTCAGGTCTGACATGTTCTGCCGGGTCCTCCTCTTGTGGAAGAACCGCTTGGCGACGTAGTTCAGGACGACCATGGAGTAGCAGACCGTCCTCATATCGACCGTCCTCAGGAAGTTCGGGTCCGGGTTGGTCGTTACGCCGAGGTAAGGCTTGACCCCTACGCTCTTGATCAGCATGTCAACGCCGTTGTACGTGAGGACGTCGACCTCTTCCTGATCGAAGATATTTAGGAGGTCGTTCGCTCCCTGGATCGCGTTGTTGTCCTGAGCCGCCGACTCGCCAAGAGCCAACCCCGCCTCTGTCCCGGCCCGTGCCGCCGCCAGATCCTTCTCGACCTGTGAGTTATCCCAGGGGTTCCCGACGATGGCGAGGAACGGATTGTTGTAGGCGCTCTTGAGCCTGAGAAGCTCGCTCATGCTAGTGTTCGGGGCTGCCCCCACGAACCCGATCATCGGGATGAACTTGTTCGCGGCCTCGTAAAGCATCAGCGAAAATTCGGGGATGAGATCGTTCGACCCCGGCACGACCTCGCGAGACGTAATGTAGCAGGTCGTCGGGACGACTCCCTGAGGCAAGGACAACATCATCCCCATAGCCGTTCTCCAATCGGCTATCTGGATGGCCGCTCCGTCGCTGCCGCCCGCGAGGGATCCCGATGAGTAGAGCTTCGGGAGATGCGTCTCGCCGACCGTCGGCTCGTACCGGGCCAGAGCAGATCCCAGGAGAGCCGCCTGGAGCTTGACGTAGCTGCTGAAGGGATGGCTTTCCTGCCTGATCCCGTCGGTCAGGATTATTCTCCGCGTCTTGAATTTGAGGCTGTACTCGATTTCAGTGTCGACATCGACCCCTTCGTCCGCATAAAACAGGTACGATCCCTCAGTCTTGTTCACGTAGACCTTCCCCGCCTCCATTAGGCCGGGATTGTATACGATCTCCCGAGGTACTCCTGAGACCCGGATGAAGTTGCCAGCGTCCTCCTCGATATCCCAGTTCTCCAGATAGTAGGGGCCTATAGTCCCGTCACCGGTCAAAATGCCCGTCTCGAACGCCGGATAGGACCCCTCGGCTATCTGGTACCGGACGTTGTTTCCCCAGGCACCGGGGGATGAGGCCACCAGCTTTCCGACCACTTTAGGGACTCCGATCCCGTCGGCGAGCTCCGCTTCGGCCGTGGCATGACCCACTCCGCCGACTCGGATCGCTGCTACCACGTCGGCGCCGTTCCCGAACATCAAATCGCAGGACGTTGCCAGCGGGCCGCTGTAAAACGTGGCCCTGGCGTCTACGCTCGATCCGAGCAGGATCGGTTCCCCTATGGGTCCCCGGACAGCAGTCCCGATGACAGCCGCAACCCCCCGCCCGATGATGAGCGGGACGACCCCCACCGACCTCAGCTCGACCGTCAATCCCACCAGACTAAACTGTGGTCCGAACTCCATCATGACTGATCACTCCCTTCTCCTCCCATAGCGACGATGTCCATCGCCGATCTCTTGATGGTCCTAGTCTTGGGAGGCCGATCCTTCAAAACGGCCTTTGCGGCTATCTCCACCCGGTCGGTAGGCTCGCCGCCCGCTTGTATTGCGGCATAGTAATCTTCGTCGGAGATAACGCCACGCCGCCACCCGTCCACACGCCGTATCATTTTTAGCACTCCTTAGCTCAATATGGTGCTTAATCCGAAGTTTCCTGGAGCGTAGAGAACGTATCTCAGCTCTCCCGTCCCGCTGGACCCGCTAATCAAAATTCCAAAAGAGCGAATGGCAGGCGTGTCGTCTGTCCAGCTTATTTCTCCTTCTATCTCCATATCTATGACGGATCTATAAATAACCATTCCATGACCGTCTACGTAGGACATATTGGCTCCAGCCATCAAGATATCGCAGAATCGGAGCTTATCGTTGTCCCAATCAAGATCGAGCCGGTATCTCATCACTTCGAGACCAAACTCGTGGGCGAACCGGTCCCTTTCGATCGGATCCGTCGTCTGAAAATCAACCGATAGCGTTGCCTTTTCGTAGTGCCCCCAGACGTCGTTATATAGCAACCCCTCCGTCCCCTCGAACTCGAGGTTTGTACGCAGAAACGAGTCAAAAAACATTGACCGGCCGGTCGGCCGAAGCGTTAGGACCATGCTCGGGACCGTCGGGGCCGAGTTCCACTGGTCCGACCAGATCGCCGGGTAGGTCGTGGTACCGAACTTTTTCGGGAGCCAATCGTACAACCTCTGGATCTGGTCAAGCGAGAAAGGCATCCCTCAGCCTCCGAGACGCCCAACCCTCATGAACCGGGCCGCTCTTTGAGTGGGGGGTGGGGGGAGCTCTTTCAAGTAATCGTCCATGACCTCTTTCAGGTGGTTCAAGATCGAGGCCCAGCTCCGTCCCTCGGCCTCGGTCACAGGTTCCCACCGGCCCGTCTCGGGGTTGTACTTGCCGGGATGGATATCGTGCGACCGGGTCGCATAGGTCAGAGCTGCTAGGTAGGCAGCGGCCGACACTTTCGCCGCCCAGACGAGATCGGGGTCTTCCCCGCCCCGGAGCCTATTGTTCACCCTCGGGACCGCCCTCAGGATCCCGCTCTCGACCGCATCGTCGGGCAGCTCGTTGGCTTCCGGGACGTTTATCGCATCTCTGACCGACGGAATCGTAATCTCAGGCATCCTTCCTCCCTAACTTCGCCGCCTCCGCGCTCAGAGATGAAAGTCTATATTGACGTGGGTAAGCCCTACGGCGGTCTTGATATCGGCTAATTTAGTCTCGATATTTGCCAATAGCGTCTGTATCGATTCTATCTGAGTGTGAATCCAGCCCCCTGGCCCGAAAAATGCCTTGAGGGCGCTATAACCTGACTTCATTTAATCCCCCCTGTACACATCAGTAAATCACATCCTTCCGTGAGTCGAACACGAACCAGGGCCACTCCGGACAGTGGAAATTCCAAAATTGCGGGAAATAACTCTCCGTATCTACCAGTATCTGGTCGTAATAGCTCTTAACCATTACGATCCCGAGCCCGAACCCCACGGTGATGTGCTTCCGGCCCCGCCACGACACCCAGAACTCGCCAGGGATCTGTTTCTTGAAACGGCCGCTCAGGTCGAGCGGTTCGATCTGCCTCAGGACCACCGACGCCGAAACGTCGGCGGTCTCGTCGATCGTCTTGAGGATCCTGGCCTTCGAACCTACCGACGCCTCCCGTGTTTTCATCGCCCGGAGGGAGACCGGGGTCGCAGCCGAAAAGGTCTGTCGGGCCCAGGCCGAAACGTCGGCCGTCTCCGTCCTCCGGAGCGAAACGAGAGCGTTCAGATCGGCCGGTGCCTCGATCTCACGGTGCATGAAATCGACGGCGAGTTCGAAGCTCAGGCCCCACCTCCGAACCGTCGGCCCGTCTGCCCAATACCAATTGTGGCAACGGCCTGGGACCATGATCTTGATCGTCCACTGCTCGACCAAAAACGGCGAGGAGGGAGAGGTGTGGGTGTTCTCCAGATTAATCTTAGACCATGAAACCCCATCCCTCGAATACATGAGGGAAGGGACGAACCGCCCCAGGGCCGGATCGAACTTCGATCCGCCGTTGAAGTAGAGCTTCTCCGTCCCGCCGAATACAGGGACCTGGACGTTGAATCCCGCCAGGTTCTCCCGCGGAGCGATGTTCCGGTCGTAGCGGGCGGTCCACTGCTCGCCGCCCTCGGTGACTACGTAAAATCGGAAGGTGCTCGTAACCTGATCCTCCGTCTGGACAAAAACGCTCGGTGGCGTCCCGTCATCGAGAGAGATCGCATTCCGGATTATCCTCGTGTTCTTGTGGCGGTAGACCTCGGCCCAGGTCTCGCCACCGTCCCCGCTCCAGAGCCAGGCCGGCCCGATCGAGGCCCACAAGTGTAGCTCGTTGCCGACCAGGACAGGGGACGTCTCGCCTCCCCACCACGACCCGTCATAGACCCGCCTCCAAGATCGTGCCAACCCCTCACCCTCGTCCTCGCTCAGCCAGAGCTCCGTACCGGTATGGACGATCAGGTGGCGCTCATCCATCCCGACCACCTTTGCCGCGCCCCCGGCGGGCCCCCCGTCGCAGGTCTTGGTGATCGTGACTCCGGTGTCCTGGGTCTCGTACCACCCGTCCTCGCATTGGAACAAGACCCAGCCAGGATCAAGCGGGAGCATAGCCAATATCTCGACTTCCGGTTCCCAGACGAGGTTCGGGAAGCTCCTGCACCCGTCCGGGCTCCCGAGGACGACCGTCGAGCCGTCCTCCATCCTAGCCAAAAGGAAGAACGTCTGGCCGTAGACGAACCCGAACGATAGGACCTCGGCGACGGGCCGGTCGAAAGGCTCGACGACCCACCACGACTCAAACTGATCGAGGTCGTAGGTCCCTACGATCCATGGAGAATTTGGGAGGAGTGTGATGACTGAAGGAATCATGCTGCTACCACCGCCGAGAGCCCTATAGATCCGTCTGCGATCCCGACCTTTTTGAGGCCCGTCCGGACATAGTAGGGCCAGATCCTCGGCCGTTTGAACCGGCTGCTGACCGGGACCCCGGCCGCCCGGCCGAGCTTGGCGAGCCGGGCCGCCACCAGGGTCTCTCGTGACGCCCGCCTCAGGAGCAGGGTCGAGACCAGGACGGGCTCGGCCTCCTCGGACCGGACTCTCGCAGAGACCGGGACGGCCGCCTCCCTCCAGGCCTCGACCAGCACCGAGACGTTCTGAGGCTCGGCCCGGATGAGCTTGAGGATCGTGACCAGATCAAAAGCCTCGCCAGCCCGGGTCATTATCGATGCGTCCACCCCGAACTCCGTCTCGACATCCTCGGCAAGCAGCCGGGTCGCCAGATCGAACGGGACCGCCGTTGAACCCCACAACCGGCAGCTCAGACCAAAATCGGCGATCGGGAGGATAAGCTCGTGGCTGACTCCGGACGCAAACCCTAGAGAGAGGATATACTCCACCAACTCAAGGTTGTCCCGTGCTTTCCGGATGGCTTCGGGGTTGGTGAACCGGACGACCGCTTCGGCCGGCCAGTAGGTGTCGATCTCCGACGAACCGGGATAACCAGTCACGTAGTCCAGGGCCGTCTTGAGCGGCCCCGGTGCCCCCGATCCGACCAGCAACGGCGTGAACACGACCAACCGTTCCCGGTAATCCTGGTCCGACTCGCCCCGTTCCCTCGGCAAATCGAAGACGTGGCCCCACTTCTGGTCTAGCTCGGTGCCAACTGCTGACTCGATCCGGTTCGCCCAGGCCATGCCCTGGACTAGCATCTGGATCTGGTCGAACTGACGGACGTAGCTCTTAACCATCGAGTCCAGGATCAGACCGGGGATCGGCCTCCGGACCAAACGGGCCGACAACCCGAGGCTGCTGCCCTCTTGCCTCAATAGGGCCGAGGCTACAAACGCCGGTTTTTGCCGGGCCAGAATCAGGAGAGATGTGTTGAACGTCTTTTCGACGTCGGCGTTCATCGCAACCGCTCCTACGCCGAACTCCGTCTCGGTGACGAGCTTGACGATTCCCCCAACCTCGACCGTCTCGCTCCCCGCCTTCTTCAGCCGGGCCGAGGCCGAGAACGTCTTGGTCGAGATCCTCTTGAGGACGGTGGATACCGAGACGGTCTTCGATTGCTCAACCTTTAGGACCAAATCGACTTTCAGCCTGTACGGGACCAGGTCGACGTAGAGAGGCTTGCAATCCGCCGAGTCAATAGGGATCGACAGAGTGTGGCTATGCGAGACTGGGACCGCTCCCCCGCCGCCCCAAGTGAAATTTTGCTCGCTCCACGAACTCGACGTTGTTATGACGTCGTCGTGTCCGTGGGTGTCGGACCCGGCCGTTGCCGGATCGCTATTGCCGCTCCGGAGGAACCGGCCGGCCCATCCCGATACCTGCTCCCAGTTTGCCGAGGGGGGGGCCCCGTCGAAGAAACACACAATGTTCGCCGGAGCGTGATCGGTCTGGGCCGTCGTGACGTAGAGCCGGGTCGTCACCCGAGCCGGGAGGATAGTGTTCTGGGTCAGGGTCGAGACCGAATAGGTGTGGCTGTGGGACTTCAGAAGCCCACAATAATGATAATACGGGTACCCTGCCGATCTCCCAGGGGCCACGGCCGTCAGAGATCCGCTCAAGGTATGATCGGCATGGGTTGACCGGCCGCCGCTCGATCCTGGATCGGCGAGCTTGATCAGCCGGTCGTCGGCTGAAGTGAACCGGGAGAAGCCCGTGGCCGAGACGGTGGTCGTCGAGGCTACGACCACGCCGGCCGGGAAGTAGCGGTACGACG